AAAAGGTGGGGTACTTTCCAACGATGTTCGAGCATCTTGAATCTGCCTAGTGTTCAGTTCTTCAGGATTTCCCCCATTGTTCTTTGCTGGATGGGTGTAGAGTGGAATATCGTTTTCTTCAGGCATTAAACCTAAATTTGTTTTCCAATCTTTTGCGCCTTGAAGTTTCATTGCATACATAATTCCAATTTCTTCTTCGTTAATCCACGCTACTGGTTCATTGTCAGCTTCTTGCGTAAAGTCAGATAGCCTTTGTAGTGCAGCTTCCTTTTTCAACGCCTCTATTTCAGCTTGTTGCTGTTTATGCTGCATTTCTAATATTGCAATTCTGTCACGCTGTGCTACATGACGCAGTTCGTACTTTGTCAGCTTTTCTTGTTGCTGGCGTAGCATGGTGATAGCCTCTCCAATCATGTACGGAAAACCATCTGGGTCAACATGAAATGCTTCTAATTCATCAGCTAGTTCATTTGCGTTCATTCTTCCCCAGCTTCCTCTCGGATTTTGGCATTTCTAACAAAATCAGCAATAAACTCATCGTCTTTTTGCTGGCGATCCATAGACATTAAGCTTTGCATACGCTTTTGCATCTTATCTACAAGGTTGTCGCATACGTCACGACATAGCCATAAAGTGCCGCTTTCAGGATCAGAAGATATTTTTTCTGCTATTAACTCTAAAACATTACCCAAGCAGCTAATCTGATTAGAAATAGTATCTAATTCGTTTGCTTCATCCCATAAGCTCATTTGACATCTCTCCCTGACGTTACCCAAAGTTGTTCAGTTACTTCCCTAGCACCCATCATTAAAAGCTCATGGGCATAAAACAATTGCGCTGTGTATTTACCCTTGATAAACCCAGTTTCTTGCCTAGTGGCTGGCCCAATATAAATGCCAGGATTATTGTAGTGAGGCACAAACAAAACCTCTCCTACCTTGTAGCATTTATAAGTCTTGGTTTCTGGTGTTGCATATTCAGTTGGCATAACCATTTAGAACCCCCATCCAAACATTGAGCCTAACAACATACCTAGCAGTAAAACGCCAATCCATTCAATGTATTTCATAAATCCCCCTAAGTTAAGAAAAGTCAGGTCAGAGTCTTTTTAGTCTGAAATCTCAACGAGCCATAGAGCTGAATAGTGTCGGTGACCTGATGTAAGTAATTTATTGAAGTTTTTTGTTCTGTATAACTAGGGGAAACCCTAATATGTATCTTTTTTGCAACATAAGGGTGGGGCTGACTCCTCACGGAAGGATGCGATGGTCGGGGGAAACCAAGCCAGCCCCATGAATATTATAGACCAGACTTGAGTTGATAGAAGCGTAAAAGATGGAAAAAGCATTTAAGGCCTTTTTGTAGCTCTGCTTCTTCAATTTCACATAGCTTTACTTCATTGGTTAAACCATTGACAAACATAATGGCGCAACGAGCGTCTGGCAAACCTAGCAATTCACGGTAGGCAGCGATCTGCATGATATGATCCTCGTATGGAACGACCTTTTCCAAAGGGACTTCTTTAGTCTTAAAATCGCAAACCACGCCTGGTATGCCTTTAACCTTATCACCTTTAGCGTGTAAATCCACTTTCCCAGCAAATCCTAGCTCATGGCTAGCTGACTTCTCAGGAATCCACAGGCGATTGCCAAAAGTGGCTTTTAAGGCGTTTTCTGCATTACGGCAATAGTCGGGTACAGATTCAAGCAAAATGCCATCAAAGAACGATTCCAACACTCCATGAATCAATGTACCTCGATCTGCTGCTTCTCTGCCTTGGGCCTTAGAATCGTTTAAAACACGACTAAGCCATGCAGATTCTTCTTCATCCTCTAAGCGAGGTAATGTAAGTGCAGCGAGGATAGCCTGTTCTTGTTTCCATCGATCAAGGCCTGGCTTTGCCACGGTTGCAATAATCGTTGTGACAGAGGGCAATAAACCGAGCTTTTTGGCATCCCGAAGGGTTGTGTTCCTTTGTTTGCCGTTTGCGCCAATGATTTCGTAGGCTGGATTGCCATCCTTGTCATACCAATGCCCACTTTCACTACTGCTGTCCTTTATTAGCACTTTTTCTTCCCCTTTTTGGTTTTACTTCATCCGTGTTTATATCGTATACAACTTCTAATACAGGCGCATCAGGAATGACTGTAGCCTCATACTCTGCCGGTATTTCTTGACCGCACCAATCTTGTGGCAATTTATTCACCACAATAGGATTGAGCTTACAAGCTCCCATCATATCGTTTTGGTTAAATACAAAAAACTTACAGGCTTTACAAGTCATTAGATGCCTTTAGCGTAATTAATGATTGTTGTCGTATCTTGTTCAGATACGCATAAATCCGCAGCAACGTGCAGAACCGCCTTAATGACTGCTGCTAAATCTTCTGGTGAAAAGCTAATAAGTTGTTGTTCTTCATCAACTCCAACTCCATGCCACACTTTTTCTGTGTATTTAGTATCAATAATGTCTTTAATTTGGTTCTGCATAATGTTCTCCTTTAGAACGGAACGTCATCGAGATTGGTTATCTCGTCTGATCCTGCTGGTTTAAATCCTTGTGGGATTTTTTCCTTGCCAATTGAAATACTAAAAAACTTACCCTTTTTACCCTCTTTAACCCAACCCGAAAGCCAATGTTCTTTACCATTAACCATAATCGTGCCCGAATAATCAGGATGGTTATCAGTCGTTTTACGGTCATTCTTAAATAAACTCCCTGATCCCTCTTTTGGTGTATATGCCATTTCTTGTCCTTTATAAAATATCTTTGGCGATTGATTTCATTGATGTGCTTGATTTGCTTTGAACTGGGTTAGATGCAGCATTGCCATCATCATCAGCTTGTACGACACCTATAAACGCAGCCAAAGCATATCTACGCATATAGGTAAGTGCAGAACCAGCGCCTTGTGGATCAGCTTTAGCTACTGGTACTGACATTTCTTGTTCAATCCATTCGCCACTTGCATGGCAAAGGCGTGTTATGAGCCACATACGGCCCTCGAAGTAATTGCCAGGCATCTGTATAACACTAAGACCGTTTCGAGCCAGTAGACTGCGACAAGCATCCCAAACAGACTCCAAATCAGCATACTTAGATTTGAAGAACGGATTTGCAGAATCTTTTTTAGCATGAGTTAGTTCCCCTTGAACGATTGATAAAGCTTTAGCTAAGTTGACGATTGATTCAGATTGAGGCATTTTTACCTCCAAAGATTGTGCCAAAGTCATTGATAACATCACGCAATACTTGGTTTACTTGGCTGTTGCGTGGTTTGCCACAAGCCTGACGAATACAGTCGACTTGTTCTTGGCTAAGTTCACCGCCAAATTCCATGTCATCAAGTGCTGACTCTAAAAATTCTTCATGTTCTAACATCAGTTGGTGTAATTCACCCATTTCGTTCCCCCGAAAAATACATAGCGAAATTGCTATGATTAAATCTTAACATAACTAAAAAAGATTTGTGAAGTATTTGATTAAATTTATTTTTCTTGTTAAGATTTGTTAAATGATCCCAAATAAAGCAAATTTCACGGATGAGCAAATAATTGGATTGCTAGGTGGCACTAAAAAAGTGTCGCTTTTATGCAACAAAACTCATTCAGCAGTAATTCAATGGCAAACTAGGGGAATACCCTACGCACAAATATGTTTTTTGGCTGCTGAAATAGAAAAGCAAAGTAACGGACTAGTTACAAGAAAAGACCTATTTCCTAAATCCTGGCATTTAGTTTGGCCTGAGTTGCAGAATTAAATTTGTTGATTTATACTTTAAATGCAGATTCGACTCCTGCATAGTAAAATACAGTCTAGACCCTTTAGGGTTGCTTTGAGCGTTTACCAAAAGCTGACTGTCTTTTGTTAAGCGAGTCGACTTAGAGCAACCTTAAGGGGTTTTTCTATTTCTGCCACCCGAAACTTCAGGGTGTAAGAAAAAGAAGGGGATGGGCTAGAGGCCTTGGAATAAGTAGCCAAGGAGCGAGGGTCGACACCTGCGATAGCCGTTAAGAACTGGGTTGCGCCAGCTTAAGTAGAGTCGTTACTCGATACATCTCGCAACAGGATCGTCAGCAATGACGTTGGTCGTTCTATGGAGAATTTGAATGTTTGATGAATTTTGGATGTTATACCCTAGGAAAGTAGCAAAAGCATCTGCAAGAAAAGCATGGAAAAAACTAACAGAAACGCAACAATTAGAAGCTGCTAAAGCAATTGCAAACCATTGTCAATATTGGAAAGCAAAAGAAACTGCATTAGAATTTATACCTCATGCAGCTACCTGGCTTAATCAAGAACGCTGGGAAGATGAATTGGTCATAGAACCCAAGAAAGAAAAGATTGATAAAAGGTGGATGTTTAGCAATGATGGAATTGTTGCCAAAGCCAAAGAGCTTGGTATCTTGGGTAATGGTTACGACACATACGAAACTCTTAAAAAGAAATGTATGAGCAAGCTAAACATGAGTGTGGAGTAAGGTATCTGTGTTATCTGCGCCACACCAAAGGATTAAGTTGGTTCAGAAATTACATTAGCGATAAGAACTTTAGTAAAGTGATATTAGACGATTTTTTTAATCAATGGAAGTTAGGTAACAAGGGGGAATGGGGATGCTGGAAAAATACATTGTCGGTGCAACAGGGGTTGGATATTTAATCACAGGAATATTGCAATTTAATAAGGGGGCTACAGCTAATGCAATGATATGGATTGGCTATGCTATTGGTCAAACAGGATTGTGGTTAAACTTAAAATGAATAAAGAATATAACCCTAATGATGCAATTGAATTTATCTATCAAAAAGCTCCTGAGTATGCGAAGGCCAAGGGTCAATTGGCGGAACTCGAAGCCTTTAAGCATAGTCTTAAAGCAATCAAGATGGCGCAAGCGGATGGGGCATCCATTGCCGCTAAAGAAATGGAAGCATATCGTAGCCCTGAATACCAAGATCTATGTAAAGCTATAGGAATAGCTACAGAGCAAGCAGAAACATTAAAATGGCAGATTAGAAGTGCAGAGATGCGTTGGGAAACCTGGCGCACAGAACAAGCTAACAACAGACAAATAGAAAGAGTTACTCGATGAACGATTACGCAGACCACATACTTAAACTTAACAGACTTACTAAATCGTTCTTACACTCTATTCTTAAAAATCGTAATACTGAAGCTTATTTAATTGCTTGTGAAATAACAGAAACAGCACAAGAATTAGAAACATGGGCAAGTAAAAATAGTGTCCACTAAAAGTGAAAAGAAGCGTCTTAACAAGATTGCAGAACTCGGATGTATTCTATGCTCCGAAGTCTATGGGTTTGAAGGCACTCCGGCAGAACTCCATCATGTTAGGAGGTATGGAAATGTTCGGTCTGCATCCCCTGTGCTTGCATTATGCCCAGAACACCATAGGAACGGAAATGATAGTATTCACAGAATGGGTGTCAACGCTTGGGAAAATAAACACGGAATTACCTGTTCGCAGTTATTGGAGCGACAAGACGAAAGACTTGGAAAAGGAATTAGTGAATGACAACATTTACTACGGCAGACCGACTAGAAGCTGAAGCTATAGCTCTAAAGGATCAAAGCCCAATTCAGACGAAATACGGTGCGCTCTACTACGAAATTCCTTATCGTGGTGAGTCCACTTGTTTGTCTTGTGGCGTGACATGTGGATACATTCATGGCACAAAACACGAATCACCGTGTCTAAATGCCCACAACGAGCTGCCGAAATAGTAACTGTATGTTCGTAATCTTCACCAGTATCGTATAAATAACTACCCATAACTGCTGGATCTTTATCTACGATAAATTGTATTTCTTCTGGCAAAGGCATATTCCAACGATCAAATGGCTTCATGCAATAGATTGCACTATACAAATTGCGAACGATAGCTGGTGTTAGTTTCATGCCATCATGCCTTCATACTGCATGAATTTTGCCACGAAATTCAATTTCATCCTCGCCCCAAACCCTAAATGTTTCAGGCTGCAATAATTTAGATCGCTCAAAAGTTAACATTACAAAGCCACTATTCCAATCTTTAGGAGTGTCCTCTGTGTAATTGAACTGTGGGCCATTAGGATCAGCAAGAGTGCCTGTTTGAACGCCATAGCGAGTGCCGTTGTAATCGTTGTAGGGGATGCTAGACAAAACATGAGTATGCCCTGTAACCATGCTTACGCCTGAATTAACGGCATTGTTTCTGCCACCTGTCCAGCCACCTTTCCAGCGATGTTTAATTGCTACATCTTCATTGATCCATACAGACCAGCAAGGTTGCCAACGTGGGAAGTATTCTTTCAATGATGTGCCAGGCACACCTTCAAATGCAGGCAAAAAATTAACCACGTTGCTAGTAAAGCGCATATCGTGATTACCTAAAGGCCAAAACATCTTAGCGCCTTTAGCTACATTTTCTATTTCACCTAAGTAATGCTGACAGGCTTCAAGTTCTTCTTTGACTGAAGGTAATTTATCAAAGTCCATACGAGGATGGCGGCTAATGCCAGCACCATCAAAGGCATCGCCATTACAAATAATAGCAGTCGGCTTATATTCTTTAATAGCCTCCAACAATGCTTTATAAGCAGTAGTGGTAATGTCAGGCCAAAAATGAGCATCACTAAAAACAATAACCCTACCTTTTTCAAGATCAAACCCCCTCCTTGTATGCCCTTCTGTTTGATTAATCTTTTTAACAACATCAATACGTTGATCGTTAAATGTAGGAAGCTCTATGCCTAATCTTGTTTCTATTGATCTTCTACGGTTATATACTGATCTGACATCATTTTTATGAATTTCTGCAAATTTCTGTGGGCTTCCTATTTTCTTCCATTCGGCAACCCATTCTTCATCTGATAAGTGATAACCAGCCATGTAAGCCTCTTTTAATGTAAAGTAAGCATATCTTAACTAAGTATTATAAATAATCAATGACTTATGCGAAAAGAGTTGACTCTAATCATGCGCTTATTGTTAAAACGCTGCGTGATCTTGGTTGTTCTGTGTTTGATACGTCTAGGGTTGCTGGGGGCTTTCCCGACCTCGTGGTTGGCAAAAATTCAAAAACAGCTTTGGTCGAAGTAAAAGCAGACGCAAAGGCAAAATTTACACCAGCACAACAAGCATTTATTTTGAACTGGAGAGGCTCAACAGTATGTCGAATACACGATATTGAGGGTGCAATAAATCTAGTAAAAACACTTGAAAAGTCGTAAAATAGTATTATTATTCGTAGTGTATTAACCCCATCTTAAAGGAAAAATCATGGGCAAAATGGATTCAATGAAGGGTGCTAAAGGCGCAACTGGTGAGAAATTACCTAAAGGCGCTACTGCTTCTGATATGTCTGGCGAGCGCAAACAAAAGCTAGTTGGTGGCGTTGCTATGGGCAAAATGGATGCAATGGGTTCACGCCCACTATCCCACGCTGGTAACTTTGAAGGCAAGTTAGGCGAATTGAACGATGGCAATATGGGTGAGCGTGAAGTTTATTCTCATGTCCGTACTGCACACGCACAAGACGGCTGCTAATAAAACTACAGCCCATAGTCCTCGGTAAAGGGCTACAGGCTGTATAACCACAACAATAGGGTAATATTGAGATGGCTGATGAAATTGTAACTTTTAAACCTCTGGGGGACAAGATAATAGTCCGCCCAGATGTTCGTGTTTTAAGTTCTGTAATTCTTGTAAACAATAAAGAAGCAGAGAATATGGGAACAGTAGTCGCAGTAGGGCCTGGCAAGAAATTGTCATCCGAAAGACGAGAAGCAATGCCAATAGAAGTTGGCGCAAGAGTTCGTTTTGGCACTATGAATGACGATCCCAAAGAGGAGTATTTAAAGTTCACACCTATTAACCATAATGGCGAGCGTTGTTTACTCATGAGCTGGAAAGATGTCGTTTTTGTGGAAGAAGAATGAATTTTTACGTATATAAACACATTCGGCAAGACAATAACTTGCCTTTTTACATTGGCAAAGGCAAAAATAAACGTGCATTTGATGGAAAATCACAAAGAAATAATTTCTGGGCGAATTTAGTTAAAAAATGTGGTGGCTTTAAAGTTGAATTTATTGCTCAAAATTTAGATGAAGAATTGGCTTTTTTGTGCGAAATAGAAGCCATTGATATTTATCGCAAACGTGGCTATAAATTAGTAAATTTAACTGATGGCGGAGAAGGTGGCTCTGGTAGAACCTATGTAATGCCAGAGGAAACAAAGAAAAAGTTATCGCAAAAAGCAATTGGAAGGCCAGGAACCTTTAAATCAGAACATTTTACCGATGAAATGAGGTTAAAAATTGCGGAATCAAACAAACGAAGAAAAGGGATTCCAACTGGAAAAACAGCTTTTCAAGGTAAACACCACACAGAAGAACATAAAGAATATATGCGCCAAAAAATGAAAGGTCGTGTATTCTCTGAAGAAACACGCAAAAAAATGAGCGATGCTCAAAAACGAAGATTTGCTAAATAAAGGGGGAATAACATGATTAAATGGATTAAAAGCTTATTTGCAAAAGAAAAGCCAAAAGCAGAATTGCCTTGGCCTTTTCCAGCGCCAGAACAGTTTGTTGTAAATAAACAACAGATTAAAGATGTTGTAAAAAAACCACAACTCAAGAAAGCAACCACCCGAAAGGAAAAAACCGTGGCTACTAAACCTGGCTTATATGCCAATATCCATGCTAAACAAGAGCGCATCAAGAAAGAAAAGGCAGAAGGCAAGCCTGTAGAGAAAATGCGTAAGCCTGGCACTAAAGGCGCACCTACAGCTAAAGCATTTAAAGAATCTGCTAAGACTGCGAAGAAATAATGGCTACAAAGCACGATAAACCTATTGCCCATAAGACTACTGGTAAGGGTAAGACATACAACCCTACGGAAAAAGGCGCTGGTATGACTGCCAAAGGTCGTGCTGAATACAATGCCAAGAACGGAAGTCATTTAAAAGCCCCTGCCCCAAATCCGAAGACAGAGAAAGATAAAGGTCGTAAAGCCTCTTTTTGTGCAAGGATGGAAGGCGTTGTTAAAAAAGCCAAAGGCCCAGCAGAACGAGCCAAGGCATCATTAAAGAACTGGAATTGTTAATATGCCTCTTAAAAAAAGCACAAGCAAAGCCGCATTTAAGTCCAATGTGGAAAAAGAAATCAAAGAAGGTGGCAAGCCACCAAAACAAGCAGTTGCCATTGCGTATGCAGTAAAGCGTGAAGCAGCTAAGAAAGGTAAAAAGAAATGATTAACTTATATTTAGAAATCGCTGAAGTAGAAGCAGCGTTAAAGCACATTAGCCAACAAGCTTATGCAGATGTAGCTGGATTAATTGCAAAGATTCATGGGCAAGCAGCACCACAAGTAGCTCAGATCCAAGCATCTAATCCTCCTGTAGAACAGAAAGAAGAAGTTCCTAAAGAGCCTGATATTTCACTATCGTAAGTGTTGTAAAAAAACAACAAAATCAAGAAGATGACAACTGACTTAGCTAAAAACGAAAAGATTGCTGAAAGCATGAAGGGAAACCAAAATGCTGCGAAGGGCAAACTGTTTTATGGTCAGTTGCGTAAAGCTCTTGTGCAAGACGATGCGTTAAAGCTTAGAGCTATTGCTGAGAAGCTGGTAGATGCAGCTATTGAGGGTGAGCCTTGGGCTGTTAAGGAAGTAATGGACAGAGTTGATGGAAAGGCAGTCCAAGCTAATACTTTTGAAGATAGCGAAGGTAATTCCATCATTAATGCTATTGAAGTCAGGTTTGTAAAGCCAAGTGAGTGAAATCACATCAGAAATTCGGGAAGCGTTATCTGCCGTTGAATTCCCACATAAGCTTGCGTTTCTGTTTGAACCAATGCGCTATAAGGTGCTTTATGGTGGTCGTGGAGGCGCTAAATCTTGGGGTGTCGCTAGGGCATTACTTGTGCTTGGCGTTAAAAAACCTACTAGGGTTCTCTGCGCCCGTGAGTTTCAAAACTCGATAGGCCAATCTGTTCATAAACTATTAGCCGATCAAATCGTAGAATTAAAGTTAGAAAGTTTTTATGAAGTTACTCAAACATCCATCCGAGGGAAGAATGGAACGGAGTTTGCGTTCGTTGGGCTTAAGAACAATACGGCAAACATCAAATCATACGAAGGGGTCGACATTTGTTGGACAGAGGAAAGTGCCTCAATCAGCCGTAATTCATGGAACATTCTTATACCTACGATCCGAAAAGAAGGCTCTGAAATTTGGGTCACATTTAACCCAGAACTCGAAAGCGATGAAACGTATCAGAGGTTTGTGGTTAATCCGCCTCAAAACTGCAAGACTGTCAAAGTTAATTGGTCAGACAATCCCTGGTTTCCTGATACGCTCAAATTAGAGAAAGATGCCTTATTTAGTAGGGACAAAGATGCTTACAATACGGTTTGGGAAGGCCTTTGCAGACAGACTGTAGATGGTGCTATATTCGCTAAAGAAATGAATTTAGCAGAACTAGATGGAAGAATAACCAATGTACCCTACGATCCAATTAAGCCTGTTCATGCTGTATTTGATTTGGGCTGGGCAGATGCTACTGCTATTTGGTTTGTTCAGTTTATTGGCATGGAAACAAGACTAATACGGTATTACGAGAACACCCAGCAGACAATAGCCCACTATCTTGCTAAAATACAAGAATATGGATACGTTATCGACACTTTGTGGTTACCTCATGATGCAGGGAATAAAACATTATCTTCTAATGGCAGAAGTATCGAAGAAATTGTTAGAGCTTCGGGATATAACACAAGAGTCATTGAACGTACACCAATAGTAGATTCAATCAACGCTGCCAGAATGATCTTTAATAAGTGTTGGTTTGATCGCAATAACTGTTACGATGGCCTGCAATGCTTACGCCATTATCGTTATGATGTAGATCCTGACACTAAGCAATTTAGCCAAAAGCCATTGCATTGCAACTATAGCCACGGTGCAGACGCTTTTCGATACATTGGTTTGATGGTCAACGAACCAAGAAAAGCGCCAAAACAAAAAGCCAATTACCAACTGCCAGCAAGCTGGATGGGCTAAAATGCGTTGTATAAATGCTACACTTGGCATAAAATCAGCCAATCTATAAGGAATTTCTATGGCATACGATAGCGTTGCAGACTCACAATCCGATGGAAGAATCCAAGAAGCTAAAGATTTTTTAAGACTTTGTAACGATTCAGACAGCAATAATCGTGCTGAAGCCTTAGATGATGTGAGATTTGCAGCAGGCGATCAATGGCCTGTAGATGTGCAAAATAGCCGTGTTTTAGAAGCTAGACCTTGTTTAACCATCAATAAAGTTGATGCTTACATACGTCAAATTTGTAATCAGCAACGTCAACAGCGCCCACGCATTAAAGTGCATGGCATGAACAATGAGGCTGATGAGAAGGTTGCAGAGATCATTACAGGCATTACAAGACATATTGAGAACCAATCAGATGCTGACCAGGCATACGATCACGCATTTGAATACGCAGTCAAAATGGGCTGGGGTTACTGGCGCATTACTACAGACTATGTAAGGGATGACAGCTTTGATCAAGAAATCTATATTAAACGTATTGAAAACCCTTTTACCGTTTATTTTGATCCTAATAGCGTTGAACCAGATGGATCAGATGCCGAGAGAGTGCTCATTACAACGGTTATTTCTAAAGACGTATTTAGGAAAATGTACCCCGATGCAGAGTACGACCAAGGCTTTTCCAGCAGAGGAACAGGCGATACGGAAAGCGAATGGGTCACTAAGGAAGATATACGCATAGCTGAGTATTTCTATACAGAACGCTACAAAGATATGCTTTTAGAGCTATCTGATGGCACTACAGGCTATTCCACAGAAATTCCTAAGAAAGACGTATTAGAAGCTGCTGGTATTACTGTTATTTCTAAACGTGATGTATGGCGCAAAAAGATTAAGTATTGCAAGCTAACTGCTATGCAGATTCTTGAAGAAGGCGAATGGGCTGGTAAATTCATCCCTATCGTGCCTACTTATGGTCAAGAAGTACGAGTTGACGATAAGCACAAGAAATTTGGCCTTGTACGCATGGCAAAAGATCCACAGCGTATGTATAACTACTGGTCTACAGCATTGACTGAAACTGTAGCATTAGCTCCTAAAGCTAAGTGGTTGCTTGCAGAAGGCCAAGATGAAGGGCATGAGAACGAATGGGCAATGGCTAATATTAAAGCTATGCCTGTATTGCGTTACAAGCAAACAGACTCAGAAGGTAGACCAGCACCAGCACCTACAAGATTGCAGCCAGAGCCACCTCCAGCAGGCGTAATGTCAGCATTACAAGGCATGAATCAGGATTTACAAGCAGTTGTAGGTATATTTGATCCTAGCCAACTGCCACAAGGCATGATGTCAGGCAAAGCCTTACAAGGTCAGCAGCAACAAACTGATATGACTAACTTCCATTACTACGACAATTTGACTCGTAGTATTCGTCATACAGGGCGCATTATTCTTGATTTAATCCCTAAAATTTATGACCGTGAGCGTGTCATGAGAATTATTGGCGATGATGGCAAACCTGAGATGATTACCATCAATCAGCAAGGTCAAGACGAAGAAGGCGTATCTAAAGTCCTTAATGACGTTACTGTAGGCGAATATGACGTTGTTATGGATACAGGCCCTGGTTACAACTCTAAGCGTCAAGAAGCAGCAGATTCTATGGCTACTATCTTGGCTGCCGATCCTGCATTGATGCAACAGATTGGTGACTTATGGTTTAGAAACCAAGACTTCCCTGGCGCTGATGTTATTGCTGATCGCCTTGCTGCACTTAATCCTATGGCGCAAATTGACGAAAAATCACCTGTGCCACCACAAGTTCAAATGCAACT